GCTGTGTGTAGCACCGTAACTAACTTTGGAACAGTTCAATACTCAATGACTCTTCCAGTTGCACCTCTTAATGCGCCTTTAGTTCGTGGAACTTTAACTATTGGTGCAAATATCTATAACCTAGTAGGTATTGCATCTGCTGGTTCAACTAATATGACCTTATGGTATTGGGCTGGAAACCCAACCACTGCCGAAGTCTTTGACCACAATAGCCCAGCAAATATGCAAACTTCTTCAAAGTTTGACCTATACGGAAGCTATCTAGTTTAATGCCATTTAAATCTGAGGCCCAGAAGGGTTGGATGTATGCCAACCACCCTCAGATGGCTAAGCAATGGCAGGAGCACACCCCTGAAGGAAAGAAGCTTCCTGCTAAACTTAAGAAGTCGAAAGGTAAAAAATAATGGCTAAAGATACGAACCCTTGCTGGGATGGCTACGTTCAAGTAGGCATGAAGATGAAGGGTGGCAAGAAAGTTCCGAACTGCGTCCCCGCAGGTTCTGGCAAAAAGAAAGTCTCCAAACCAAAGAAAGCGAGCAAGTAATATGTGTGCTACATGTGGATGTATGGGAAAGAAGAAGGCTGCTAAGAAGGTCGCTAAGAAGGCGGCTCCAAAGGGCATGTCTCCAAAGCAGAAGAAACTTGATGTTGATAAAGACGGCAAGCTAGAAGGCTCAGACTTCGCTGCCCTACGAAAGAAGAAGAAGAAGTAATGTGCGCCACCTGTGGCTGCGGTAAGCCAAAAGACAAGCATGGTATGAAGACCCTACAAGCGGCTAATAAGAAGTTTGCTAAGAAGGCTGCTCCAGCAAAAGGCAAGAAGTCCTCAATGGTTAGAAAGAAGGGCATGTAATGGCTACCTTTAACTTTGGCAAGTACACAGAGGCCAAGGATAAGAAGAAAGATGCCAAGATGACCAAGGGTATGACCCCCGCTCAGAAGGCTAAGTTTGAGAAGGCTGATAAGGCTCACGGAGCTAAGAAGAAGCCAAAGACAATGGCTGAAGATAAGAAGATTGACGCCAAAATCATTAAGAAGATTAAAAAGAAGTAAGACGCTTAGGGGCCCAAAAAGGCCCCTTTGCTTTATCCTTATAGTGAATCCATGCGGGATTCAAAGCTTCACCCCTGCGTTGTACCTTGCGAAATCTAGGATGGACATGCCTAAAAAAGTATTATCAGCATCTGACACAGACTTCAGACGCGAGATTAATAAGGCCATTCCTGGTAATGCTGTCACTGCAGCTTTAGGAGCTTTGACTGTCGCAAATGTACTACTGGGGAGACACGTTGCTAAACGTAGAAAATCTCGTAGAGGCTAAGGCCTCCGAGGGCTCATTAGAAATGACTGCAGCTCTTCGTGAGCGTGCAGTGGCTGCTGGCTGGCCAGCTGATGTAATCCCACAGATGTCAGTTAACTTTGACGGTTCTAATTTAAACTACAACGTCCCCGATAAAGCATGGGACCTAGAATACGGTGAGCCTAATAAGTCCGCCCCAACCTCTGTTATGCGCGGATTGAATTACCGACTACACGGTTTTATGGATGAAATCATAGACAACGAGCTCCTTGACCGTATGGTTATGGAAGATGAGGTGTTCCATGGGTAGCCCATTTATTATTGCGGAAGATGAAGCAATCAAAGGTTACCTACAGGGTATGGTAGTTGCTGATGAGAAGTCTGCGGCAAACAACGGCCCTACTGAAACAATTAAAACTAGACCAGTAAAGGTCTGGTTCGGGTACCCAGATGTTGAAGCCCGTGCACAGGAGTTTCCTTTTGTAACCATAGATTTAATTGATGTTGTTCCAGCTAATGACCGTCAGGTGCAAGGAAAGCTACACGATGGAGACTACCGTGGAACTATCCCATCTGTGCCAGGTTTAGTTTACGAGTATGACTACCCAATTGCTTATGACCTTATTTATCAGCTTACAACCTATGCAAGACACCCACGACATGACAGGGCTATCCTGTTTCAAATGTGGAATAAGTTTCCATCTAAGTACGGCGTGCTGCCTGTAAGTAATGAGTTAGGAACTCAGTACAGCAAGCGGTCTATGTTCGTGGATGGATATGCAAAGCGAGATACGTTTGAGGATGCGGAAAGTGGAAACCGACGCCTCCTACGTAACGTCTTTACATTAAGGGTGGTTAGTGAAATGACACCAGCAACAGCAGCCGCAGCATTGACTGCAGTTACTCGTGTCACTATTAACCTTCCAGTAAACAACCAGACGTCTATCCCTTCGGTCTACGAAATATTGTAATAAACGTAATCTACGTAAAATCTATCTAAGGAGATAATCTAAATGGCATTTCAACGCCCTGGGGTATACGTTCAAGAAACGTTGAACCCTGTACAGCCAATCGCTGGCACCAACTCAGAGTTTATTACAGCTCTTGTTGGTGAAGACGACCGCGGCCCAATTAACACACCTACACTTGTAACCTCTTGGAACCAGTATGTAACACAGTTTGGTTCTTGGAACACTTACACTAACAACTCTGTACCACTTGCAGTTTATATGTTTTTCTCAAATGGGGGTAGCTCGCTTTACGTAACACGTGTTGCAGCGGCTCCAGGTCTTGCTACACGCTCACTTAATGACCGAGCTGTTAGCGCTTCAGCAACTCTTCAAGTAGCTGCTAAGAACCCTGGTCGTTGGGGTAACGATTTAAACATCTCTATCTCTAACTCTGTTGAGACTGGATACTTTGACCTAACCGTATACAGCGGTGGTACAACAGACTCTAACGTTGTAGAGACCTTTACTCAGCTTTCTATGACAGTTGCTGATACACGTTATGCACTAAACGTTGTTAACGTTTCATCTAACTACGTAACATTGACAGACCTAAACTCTGCAAACACTGGAACTACAAGAAACCCAGCTGTTGTTTCTAACCAGACACTCGCTGGTGGAACAGTTGGAAACGCAGTCTCAGTTACAGAGTACTCAGCAGGACTTGCAGCATTCGATACAGTACTTCAGTCTTTGGTTCTTAACTTGCCAGGTCAGACAGCTGTAAACGTTGTAAACGCTGCTATTAGCTACGCTGAAGGTCGCGATGATGTGTTTGTAGTTATTGATGGAATTGATAACACTCCAGCAGACCAGCTAGCGCGTTCTGCTCAATACACAGCAAGTTCTCTAGCAGCTGTTTACTATCCACCTCTAACTATTGCAGACCCAACTGTTGAACTAGGAGCTACCACTGGTAGAACTGTAACTGTAGGTGCTGGAGCAGCAGTGGCTGGTTTGATTGCTTCAACCGATGCTTCACGTGGAGTTTACAAGGCACCTGCTGGTTTGCAAGCTCGTCTTGCTGGTGTGGTTTCTACACGTCAGCTTACAAATGCAAACCTTGATTCACTTAACTCAGCAGCAGCTCCTGTAAATGCTATCCGCTTTATCCCAGGCTCAGGCTATGTTGTAATGGGAGCAAGAACTCTTAAGGCAGGTTACATCGACAAGTACGTACCAGTACGTCGTTCCCTTATCTACTTACGTAAGTCTCTTACTGACCTTACACAGTTTGCAATCTTTGAGCCAAACAACGAAGGACTATGGCGTCGTCTAGATGCAACAGTATCTTCATTCCTCACACAGTTCTGGTCACAGGGCGGCTTACGTGGCGCTACTCCTGGCCAGGCATTCTTTGTCAAGGTTGATGCTGAGAACAACCCTCAGTACCTAATCGACCAAGGCCAAGTAAACATTGAAGTTGGCGTTGCCCTACAGCGTCCAGCCGAATTCGTAATCATCAAAATTGGCCAGTTTGACGGTGGAACCACCGTTACTGTTGCGTAAAGGAGAGCCAAATAAATGACAACCCCTTCAAGTATCATCAATCGCTTCTCAAAGTTAGCGACTGACCCGCTACGCTCGTTCCGATTTTATGCACAGTTTACACCCGCTCAAGGTGGCGCACCGTTCACTGATAAAATCCTAACTGGCTCAAGTGTGGAACCAGCAACCTCTGGTGTCTCAACTAGCTGGATTGGTGGTTTCTCACAAATCTCTGGTCTAAGCATTAACACACAGTCAATCCAGTACCGTGAAGGTGGCTACAACACCACCGTACACCAGGTACCTGGTATGACGACCTTCTCACCAGTAACCTTCCAGCGCGGAGTCCTTTATGGAAACGACCAGGCTATTACCTGGATGCGTGGATTGTTTGCTACATCTTCAGGTGAAGGTATTGCAATGCGTCAAGGTGGCGTGGATAAGAACTTCCGTGTAGACATTAACGTCTATGTAATGGACCACCCAAACACTGCTACAAACACAGCAACCACTACTGCAAACGACAACACCCCACGTATGGGATTCAAGATTCATAACGCTTGGATTACTACGCTAAACTATACAGACCTAAATGCTGCTGACGGAGCGATTCTTTATGAGTCAATGTCACTAGTTCACGAAGGTTTGTCAGTGTTCTTTACTGATGACAAGTACATCCGTAAGGATACTGGAAAGCTCTAAACCAACTAATAGGAGTATAAAATGTCAGACATTATTACCGATGCACAATTACTACAACAGTTTGCTGAAAAGATTTCAGAGGAGCCCGCGCCTAAGATTAAGACGCGGGCGCCTTCTGAGTCTGAAGTAGACCTGCCAGGCGGGTTCATCGACCTTAAAGGTGAACTGCACACCGCGGCAGAGGTTAGAGAACTAACAGGAGCAGATGAAGAGGCTGTAGCTAAATCAGGTTCTTCAGGTAAAGCTCTTAACGTTCTACTAGCCAGAGGCTTGGTTAAACTTGGAGACAAGGAAGCCACAGCCGACGACCTAGATATGTTGCTATCGGGAGACCGTGACGCAATCCTACTAGGTATTAGAAGGGTTACATTTGGACAGACATCAACCCTAATGGTTAAGTGTTTCTCTTGCCAAGATGAGCATGAGACAATTATTGACCTAGTAGAAGATGTCCCTGTTGTTAGGTTGAAAGACCCAGTGGGAGACCGCGTATGGGTTATGGATACTAAGCAAGGTCAAGTAACTGTGGCTCTTCCAAACGGTATAACACAAAAAAGGTTGATGGAAAACTATGACAAGACATCAGCCGAGATTAATACACTCTTACTATCTGGATGTATTGTTTCAATAAACGGTGAACCATCTGTTGGAGCTGGTACTGCACTATCACTTGGTATGGCAGACCGCACCCGCGTAATCGACGAGATTATCAAGCGCAACCCAGGCCCTCGCCTTGGGGAGGTGAAGAAAGCTTGCAAGGCATGCGGTGAAGATATTTCTCTACCGCTTAGCTTGCTAGATTTGTTTCGTATATAGCGAAGCAGATTACGAAGAGCTACTTGACCAGTATGAAGTTCTAACAAGAGCTTTTATTGGCTGGACACTCACAGACATACGCGCCTTATCAGTTCGTGAAAGACAGAACTGGTTAGAACGTTCCCAACGATATCAACCTAGAGGATAGTGATGGCAAGAGAAGACCTTAACATGGGTAGCTCTAACGCTGCCGCGTTTATCTCATCCCTAAGAACTGGCCTGTCCTCACTGCGACAGGAGATGAACCTCCTAAAGCAAGATACAGGTGGTTGGTCAAACCTACTCGGTGGAGCAATGGGGCGCCTTGGTGGCCGCGGAGGCGGCTACGGACAGCCTGGTAACAATCTTGTTGCTCCTGTACCAGTATTTAATGTAACAACTATGGGTGAAACATCCCAAGACTACATGTACCGCCAGTCTGGGCATAACACAGTATTTAACGCTCCTGGCATAGAACCTTATCGTCCTCTACCTACATACTACACAGGAGGACCGACAGGCAATGGTGGTGGCGGTGGGGGCATGTCCCCTGCTATGCAACGCGGTTTAATGGGTGGCGCTGTTGGTGGTATCTCTAGACTTCCTACAGCAAAAGAAGCTGTTGAGTATGAACTTGCTACTCAAAGAATGGTTTTCTTTCAACAACAGGCTTCTTATCAACCTGGTGGAAGAATTAGACCTTTCTCTAATTTAATTCCAGGCAACCCAGACCCTAACAGCGACTACGCAAGAGCAACTGCTTTGTTGCAACAGTTAGGTCGAGAGGGAACTACTACAGGTAAGTTTGATACTGTAAAGGCAATGGAGGCTGCAAGACAGCTTGGTATTGGAGGCCCTAACTTTGCAAGCGTAGCATCTGGCGCAGCACAGATGTCTAACCTTACTCCTGGTATTGGTGTTGAAGGTTCAATGAGAGCGTACGGCGCTGTACAACAGGGTCGTAACGTTAACATGCTTCGCGGTATTGGTATCCGTATCCGTGGTGAAGATGGTTCGATGAAACCTATGCCACAGATTATTGATGAAATCTGGAACAAGTTAATGAGAGAAAAGATGGGTAATGAGCCCGTCACTGTTCAAGATGTAACTATCTCTTTACAGCCTGGTAATGCTCTTGCCTCTATGCTTGACCAATACTTTGGAAATGACCCTCTACTTCGTAAGCAAGTAGAAGATGGTCTTATCCTTAAAGCCCGAAGTGGTGGACAAGCCTTTGCTGGAAGAGACCTTAAAAAACTTGGTGAGAAGTATGGTGCTACTACACCTGCAGTCAGCTCTTTAAGCCAAAGAATTACAGAATCTACTAGAACTTTACAACAAGCAGCCCCTGCTATGTCTGACGCTTTTACATACGCAAACCGCGTGCTTAGTTACTTCACAGGTTTCATGAACGTAATCGATAGATTTACTGGGCTGTTCTCTGGACTAAGCGCAGTTAAAAGCGGTATGGGAACACTAGGTAATAGCGGTCTTGGCTCCATCTTATCTGGAGCATTTAACTTTGCGGCTGGCCCACTACTAGGTGGATTACTTGGTGGAATGCTTAAAGCAGAAGGCGGACCTGTTGGTGGAAAGATGCCTTACATTGTAGGTGAACAAGGGCCAGAGCTCTTTGTACCTGAACAGCCAGGAATTATTGTTCCTAACCATGAGTTAAAGAACCACCCATTCCGACATGAAGGTGGCGCTGCATACCCAGGACACGACCACAATGGAAACTTTTCGGGTCCTAAGGGTTCAAGTGGAAACAAGCTAAGTCCAGATGAACTAAAGAAGGTTTTAGAAAGAGCAGGGTTTGAAGGACAAGGATTAGCAAACGCATTAAAGATTGCTGGTGCTGAATCTGGCGGGCGCCCATATGCGTTTAACCCACACGGTGGAGACCTATCCTATGGTCTATTCCAGATTAACATGCTTGGCGACCTTATGAACGAACGTCTAAATAAGTCTTGGAATTCTGCAAACGGTAAGTCATTTAAACTAGGTTCAGTAAATGACCTCTTTGACCCAGAGACTAACGCCCGTGTTGCATACCACATGTCTCAAAAAGGATATAACTGGAGCTCTTGGTCTACAAAGTCTGTGCTTGGTGACAACAGCTCTTCAGGTGATGGTGGCTCAGATAGGGCTACCTTCTCCTCTGCCTCAGCTAAGAGTGACGGCAAGGATAGTGGCAAGTTTAGTTGGTCTAAGTTGTTCAGTAATGAGGGTACCAATAATAGAAACTTAGTATCAGATTTACTAAAGGGCTTTACCTCTATGTCTAGCCCTGCATTAAAAACTACATCTCAAGTAGGAGCTACAACGTATAACTACGGCGGCGTTACCGTAAACCTATCAGGTGGCGGAAGCGCACAGGACAACATTGCAGCCCTAAAGGCGGCTCTATCAAACTCAGAGACTCTAGATAAGGCGGCTAAAAACTAATGCCATTTACCGTTCCTCCTCAAGCGCTTCAAAAAAAGAAGGCTGCTGTAAAAAAAGAGACAGTAAAAAAAGCTGAATCTTTAAAAAGAATTAACAACCTAGCCACAGCTAGCGTAGTATCAACAACTGCTGGAAGCATTGCGTCATCAGCGGCTCCTACAGCCGCTGCAGCCGTTGCTGCCTCAACAGTAGTTGGCTCTGGTCTTAACCGTCAAGCATTAGGCGTTGCCCTTGGCAGAGCAGGTAAAATTGTAAAAGTTGGTGGACTACCTGGAATTGGTATTGGCGTCGGTCTAACCCTTATTGGAAAAGCTCTAGAATATCAAGGTACAAAAGAGTACAACGACCTAGTAGGAAGTACTCCCCCAGACAATAAAAGTACTAAGTCATTTCCACCAAGAAACTACGACTACAACTTACCGCCACATAAGTGGAGTCTTCCTGTAAGACCTAACATTGTAGATGGCGGGAATAAGGGCAAAGTAAATGTTGCAAACGCTGCACAAAACAACCACGAAGGTGACTTCCATAGACTACGTAGAGGTGTCATTTGGCACTGGAGTAACGGAAGCGATATCTCTGCTACCAAAGAAGAAAACAACACAACAGTAATTACAACTGCAGCCCAACTACAGTCGGCAACAAAAGCAAAAGATTTAAAAAATGAAATATTAAAGCAAGGCTCTGGAGTAGCAAACAACTACAACTACGGTTTTCAATTCCTATGGAACCCAGAAACTATCTCATCTTCTATTGCAAGAAACATGGATGTTACCCCATCATCAGCTGACCGTTTCCGTTCAGTTGCTGGAGCTTTCCCTGGACAAGAGACATATCAATTCCAGATTATGTTAGACCGTGTAAATGACTTTGCAGCATTAAGGTCTATGGCTGGAAGTACCTATGCAAACTCAATGAACCATCCAAAGGCTGTAGAGGTAAACGCAAATAGCCCACAGGTTAGAGAAAGTAAGTACTCCAAGATACCAAGTAACGCTGTGGATTATTATCCATCTGGACTTGGGTCTGTAAATTTAGAAAAGATTAATGACCTAATGAAATACGGAACCATGGCTGACCTTGAATATCTGTTTAAGGCCCTAAATGGAAACGGAGCTAACCAAGGCTCTGGTGAGTGGGCTACGCTGATGCTTAAAAAGACAGCGAACATTGGGTTCCTATCTCCTAGCCTTTTGGGATTTAGGTTTGGACCTAATGCTCAACAGCAGCTTTCTTTTGTTGGATGGATAACAAATATGTCTATCAATCACACATACTTTACAGAAGATATGATTCCTTTACGCACAACCGTATCGTTTAGCTGTGATGCCTTTGCTGGCTCCACAGTGGTTTAGGAGTAGCCATGACTATTTATTTAGGCTCTAGGTACGAGCCCTCTTTTATTGACTTTGTTTCTACTGTCCCAAACGGAGACGAGAACCCTATTGTGTTCTACAACTTTCCTGACATTGGAACCCTCACCTACTACGAGCACACCTTTAAAGAGGGAGAGCGACTAGACCAGCTAGGTAATAAATACTATAACCGCTCTAGCATGTGGTGGATTATATTAGACCATAACCCTGAAATTAAAGACATCCTTAATATCCCAGCTGGAACAGTGCTAAGGATTCCACGTGTTTAAATTTGTAAGTGTTTCTTTTCCAGACGCGCCTGAAGGTCCTAGAGCTGTGTATAAGGCTGTGCTTATGCAAAAAACCTATGAGCATGAGCTTTTAATTTTAACGTTTAAAGACTGGAACCCTAATTATGAGTCAATTAGGCCAGGCACTGCTATTGAAGTTACCTTGTCAGCAAACACTACGCCTAGAAACTTCTTTGGTTACATTCACCATATCACGCCATCTGCTACTCCAGGAAAGATGTTTACAGAGGTTGTATGCATAGGAGGCTCGTTTCCCCTTAAGCAAGCATCCCAGACAACCTACAGAGACTGTACGGCAGACCAAGTAATAAAAGAAATCTGTATCAAACACAGTCTACGTTTTATTGGAAAGCCGCACCCTAGAGTTTACGAAATGATATCCCAAGCGGGATACACAGACTGGCAGCTTGCTGTCCGTCTAGCAAAGCAGATTGGTTATACCCTGCGCGGGGAGAACACTGATATCTACTTTGAACCCATCCTTAATGACTATGAGCTATACAAAGATACCGCTAAGGTATTTGTAATGAAAGACGCCAGCGATGTTACTGGTTCTACGCTGTACTCATTTCAACCATCTATTGGAGAGTCAATAGAGTACGACGGAGATATGAAGTCTGCTGTAGCTATTAGTGGTGTAGATAGGTTCTCTAAAGCTGCTATGGCTCAGACCAAACAAAAAAGGAATAAGACTACAAAGACAAAACGTCAAGATGAGTTTTTTGACCGTTTTAACTCTTTAGTGGTAGCCCCTAATTCAGAGATTGCAACTTACGAAGCAGATGCCGCTGAGGCTAGAAACTCGTTTCCATATAGAGGCACAGCTAGTATAATTGGTGACCCGACTATTAGACCTAATATGCCAGTTTACTTATCTGGTCTTGGCCCTACTTACTCTGGCTATTGGACGGTCCTGTCTGCAGAGCACATAATGGTTGAGACCGAAAGAAACGTACCTACTTATGTTACTAATATTGTTGTAGGAACTGACTCTTTGGGTTCTGTAAATGGGGTTGCTGGAATAGAATTGGCCGTTCCTGGAAGTCCAAAAAGGTTAATAAAACCTGGAGTAGCTCAAGGTAAGCCAAAGACTAGCAAGCCTCTTATAAAAAGCTCAGCACGTAGAGCAGGTACTCAGAATAAAGGAAGTTTTGGAAAGATTGGTAACAGACAAAAAGTTACTGCAAAAACTAAACAACCATCTACCTGGGTTGCTGATAAAAAAACTACTAGGGTAACCTTTACCCCTAAAAAGATTAAGTCACCTACCGTGGCTAACAGGGTAAGGAGCAGAGCAGCACTATGATAGACGAGAGAAGATTTTATGGAATCTACCTAGGCATATGCGTAGACGTAGAGGACGACCAAAAAGATAACCGTATCCGTTTACAGGTGCCTCAAATACTAGGTCAATCAGAAACTGGTTGGGCTAGAGCATGCCTACCTGTTACATCTAACAGCAACCATCCTGACCACAAGAAACATTTAGCTGCTGAAGTAGCTGCTCTTTTACTTGGGCACGGAGACCACTCAGTCTCTGTATCTGGAACAACGGGTTCTGGTGGAAGCCCAGGCCATACTCACTCTTTTAGTGCTACTCAAACTTTATCTCATACCAATAATCACACAGGTAACAGCTTAAGTCTTGACCACGAGCACGAGACAGCCGCTGATGCGGATAACAAATGGAACGATGACCAGGAGACAAACCTGACACCTGAGCATACACCGCATAGACTAGTACCTAAGCTAGGACAAAAAGTCTGGGTTATGTTTGAGGGTGGAGACCCTAATTTTCCAGTATGGATGGGAGTTGAACTGTGACACAACGAGCTATTGCGCTGCCGTTTTCTTTTAACTCTGCTGGGGAAGTCTCCTATACAACAGATGAAAAAAAGATTATTCAAGACAGACTTGTACTAGCAATCATGAGCCGTCCAGGCGAACGAGTCATGCGACCAAGCTTTGGTAGCGCGATTTATGAGACAATGTTTGAAGATGAAAATACTGCCATAGCAATTGCAACTGAGGCAGTAGCCGCATGCTTTACAGAGTTCTTTCCATCCCTAGAGTTTATAGAAGTTCTCCCAAACCTAGATGGAGAGGGAACACTAGAGCTAGAGGTTATGTACAGAAAGTCCCAACAGACATTAACAGAGTCTTTAAGTATAACGACTAAGACATTCTCCAGAGCTGGAGAGGTAATACAGGAGGTCCGATAATGGCAAATGAAAACTATGTCCCACAAGTAGATTACACCTCTCGTGACTACCTATCTCTAAAAGAAGAGATGGCAGCCCTCATCCCGTACTTTGCTCCCAACTGGACTAATCGCGACCCAGCAGACTTTGGTATGACCTTAATTGAGTTGTTTGCATACATGGGTGACCAGCTTAACTACTATATCGACCGTTCTTTGAACGAGGCTTTTATCACCACCTCAAGCCAAAGAGATAACGTTTTAAAAATTGCAAGACTTCTTGGGTACACACCTACAGAGTCTACTGCTGCAAAAGTTACGCTGACCTTTCAAAACTCAACTGGCAGCACTATCACAGTACCAAAAAGAACTCAGGTATCAACTACCGTTGTAAACAGCGGTTCAACAACCCAGATTATTTTTGAAACTGACAGTGCAGTCACCGTTCCTGCAAAGGTAGGAACAACTAACGGGTCTATTACAGTAACAGCAACTCAGGGAGAGACACTTGGATATGACCCAATCACACGCCCTACAGATGGAGAACTAGGAGTGTCTAATGGTGGAGCCAATCAGTTCTACCCAATTCCAGATTCCCCAGTTATTGGTGGAAGTATTGATATAGACGTATCTGGAGTTAAGTACTCTTATGTACCATTTTTAATTGACTATCAAGATTACGACCCAGTATTTACAACCTACACAGATGCTGAAGGAACAACCTATGTTCAGTTTGGCGATGGAATCAGCGGACGTATCCCAGCAAACCAGGCGTCTATTAAAGCTACCTACCGTATTGGTGGGGGTAAGCTAGGTAACGTTGCAGCAAATACAATTAAATTTGTTAAAACAAATGCAACAATCGGCCTTACTGTAAACAACCAAGACGTTGGTCAGACCTCTGGAGCTGCTACAGGTGGAGCTGACCCAGAGACAACAGACTCTATTCGTATTAACGCCCCTAAGAGCGTGAGAGCGCTTAGCCGCGCTGTGTCACTATCCGACTACTCTAATATTGCTATTCAGGTACCAGGGGTAGCCAAAGCTAACTCTATTTCAGATGTGTATAGCAGCGTTACTATCTATATCGCACCGTTTGGTGACTCTGGTTTACAGTCAGATGGACAGACAGCATCTGACATCTTTAACAACTTAGCATCTGATATTGGTGCGTTCTTTCAAGACAAGACTCCCCCAGGAACTTCAATCACCCTTCAGCCACCTGCTTATGTAGATGTAAGGCTTAAGTTAGATTGTGTAATATTGCCGCAATTTAGAGCTGACCAAGTAACAGCCTCAATTAGAGAAGCTATTACTGAGTTGTTTGATTTTGATAACGTGTCTTTTAATGACCGTATCACTACAGCCGACGTATTAAGCGTTATTAGAGAAGTAGACGGGGTTGCCCGTGTTTCTATGAATAAGATGATTAGAAAAGATGAAGATAAGGTATGGAGCATCAATAACAAGGTTCTATTAAACAACGTAGCAACGCTTACAACTACAGCAACTCATAATCTACAAGTTGGAGAGACTGTCTTGGTAAGCGGTGTTAACGCTCCTTTTGATGGTGCCTTTGTTGTTACAGCTGTGGCTCCTACTACATTTAGCTACTCTGTAATTAGTACAAACGTTTCTACAGCTGCTGTATCCCCT